CTATCCTACATACTTTTTCTCGCCATAATATGCTGCAATCCAACCGCTTGGAATCTTGATCCAGATGTCACTACCGACTTTGCGGACATCCTTGCAGGTTACACGAGTACCTTTCTTGAGCGTGCCGTTGCTATAAGCATGTTCCCTGGCATTGACTGTCAGTTGCTTACGTGACTTGGTTGTATATCCTGTTCCCGGACCAGTGCGGACTCTGAGGTGATCAGCCAGCAAAGTGTAGACGGTTCCTGTCCGGTAAGATGGTCCACTTGGAGCTGGCGTTGGTGTTGGTGCTGGTGTTGGAGTCTGCGCTGATGCAGCTACTCCCGCAATCTCCGTGAACGGGAAATTCGTGCCCGGGCAATTGGTAGAGCATACATCTCTGTGAGCCTGTACCTTGCTGAATCCATACTTCCCTTTCAGGTAAGCAACCAGCTCTCTTCCGGCGTTGATCTGCGCCTGTGGCATGGTCTCCGTCATGTAAGACCCCTCAAAGCAGATTCCGATACTGTCTGAATTGCTACCCTTGGCATGGGAACCGACTGCGTTTTCTGGCCGGAGGCTGTAGATAGAGCCATCTTTTCTTACCAGAAAATGATAACCAGCACCGGACCAGCCGTTCTGCAGATGCCACCGGTGGATATCCTCTGCAGTACACTTAGAAGCTTCCGCGTGATGCAGGATTACTCTCTTGGTTGATTTACGTGTGGATAATGCTCCAAATTTAAGGTTTGTTTCGATAATATTCATAATTTCTCTTTTCCTGTGCGATGTCGCACACTATATAATATGTAAGAGGACGATTACTCGCCCTCAACCTCTGGTAATCCTGCTACAGATGTTGCCACCGAAAGCACACCTGCTAATACGGATGCTGACACAACCAGCTTCCAATCGACAGCTCCTAAGTAGGATGCTGTTCCGATCGTAGCAATAAATGTCTGCGCTACCGTCTTCACTGCTCTGATTCCAGCTTTTTTGATCCACTTCTTTGTATCTACCGATACTTTAAATACACAATTTTTAAACATCATTAATCCTCTCCTTCATGGGGTGGCTCTGTAGGCAGCTCCATAAGCGCATGATATATTTGCGTGCCTACACCATTCCCTTTTAATGTGTGATATTGTTTATATTCGTCTTCCAGTGACTGCTTAACATACAAAGGACAATAGCCATAATCGTCGTGATACTTGTTATAGAGGCGTATCAAATCCGCCCTAAGTAGTGCACGTATTCCTTTACGCATAGCAATCACCTGATAATATATGTATGCAATTGCTGATATCACGAACGATAATAATGCCCAATTTTCTGATAAAAACTTAATCATGTGCAACTTTTCCTTATTTTAATGTATAAAAATAAGACCTTACGGTCTTGCTCTAATTTCCATGTGTTCACCTACTTTTTAGGCTCTGCTTTTCTTGTGCACGATACAGGAAAGTCATAAGGATAGTCGTAAGGATAATCTATTATCTCATTAATATCCACGGAAATAACATATTTTTCTCCAGTATTCACCGTGTTCTTGCTTAACTTCACATTTGTAATTTCAAGCATCAGATTACCTCCACTTCTATCCTTGCCTTTCTCGTCGAATCACCAACCACGTATGTGATTTCCAACACATAGCATGCCTTGTTCTGTGGCGAGATTTTCACGTCAAGATAATGACCATCTATCTCGCACTCCCCATCCGTTTCTACCTCCCCATATCTGATAAGCTTATAGGATGCGCTTAATATCGTGAATGGTTCATCGTTGGGACTTCTGATCAGAAGTTTTACGTGCTTATCTTCTCCTAGAATGAATTTTACCTTATTCACAGCAACACCCCCTTCCGTGATGGCATGGATACACTGCCTCTACTTGAAAATCATCATTTTGTATGATGGCATCATACTCTTCCGGAACGACTTCGGCAAAATAATCAAACGCGACAAGCTGAGCGCATAGCGTAGCTGGATCCACAATCAACAGCATCTTTGTACAAAACGCTACGTTTTCCGCATCGTCATAAGCTGTGACTTCAACCACATACATTCCATCTAAATCAAGAGGGACTGTGGTATTCCACAAGTCCCCCTCTGCACGCTCAAAGACAACTTCTTTTCCATCGACCTTACCGATTACTTTCGTAATCATACGGTACCTCCTTAGTCTGTCACCTTAACAGAGATAATGAATGTCTTACCGCAGTCAACTGGATTCGGTGTAAGAGTAATACCCTTGAATACAGGTGCACCGGTATCAAGTGTTACCTTACGTGTTACAGTTGTAGTCTTGCCGGCTTTGTCTTTTGCAACAACGGTAATTGTGTTAGAACCATTGACAAGCGTAATCTCTTTTGAGAATGTACCATCCGAGTTAACTGCAACCGCCGTTCCATTGACTGTAACTGTTACAGGTTTAGATGTAACATCGTCTGTTTTACCAGATACAACCAGAGTGGATTTATTTGTGATAAGCCCATCTGCTGGAGCTGTAAGTGTAAGTGTCGGTGGAATTGTATCAATTGTAAATGTGACTGTCTTAGCTGTTGCAGCGTTTCCATCAAAATCAGATGCTTCGATTGAAATAGTATGCGCACCATCCGCCAATGCTGTTCCTGGAGTGTAGGAACACTCGTAACCACCTGTGACTGCTGTTTTTGTAAATGAGGTTGTTACCTTTGCGCCATCAACTTTGATAACGATTGTATCTGGATTTACCCCAGAGTCATTATCTGTCACCTTAAACCTAATAGCTGGAGTTGCGTTTGTAATATACGCGCCAGCGGTCGGGTATGTGAAAGCAAGTGTTGGTGCGACTTTTTCAAGGACGCGAAGTAACAGATTTGCTCCTAAAGTAGCATCACTTTGATTTATTGTAGTTGAGTTTCCGGCATCATCTGTAGCTATTACAGAGCCCCCATATTTATGACCATCTTGTGAGTAACTGGATTTGCTAGGCGCCGGGACTGTTGCTTTATACTCCCCTGTAGATGCATCAAATGTCAGATTATATGTCTGACCATCAATTATATATTGTACTGTTTTTACTGCCATCTACGTTGCCCTCCTACTCTGTCGCTTCTGTAACAAGTTCACCCATTCCAGAATCTTCCAGAATCTCTTTTACCTTATCCTTTAAAAGTCTCGGTACCTGCTTATAAGTTTTCTTTCCTAACATAATCTGCTGTGCCCATAACATTGCCATCATTTCTTTACCTCCATTGTTTTGTAATAATATGAATAAGTTTGTTAATAGAGTTACCATTATTGATATACCAACTCTGACATTTCAAGAATGCATTCCTGGAGCATATCAACAGTCTTTTTCAGTCCAGCATTCTCTGATGCTAAAGCCTCCATTTTTTCTGCTGGTGTCTCGCCAACTTTGTAGAGAATCACACCGATAATTCCAGCCGTATACTTCACGATAGCGTCCATATTGGTGTAATTCTCATACTCCCCCAATGTGGACTCCCGTTCTGTCACGGTCATCTTCTTGGTTTTTGTCTGATCCTGGAACATGTTTTTCAAATTCGCTTCTGTATCAGAAATCGTTTTGATTAGTAGTCCTCCGTCTCCGCGGATTGTTGCAGACTGGACAACCAGTTCCGTTGCGTCATTGAAAATAATCTTCAATTGTTACTCCTTTCCGGAGTGATTCTTAGTTAAATAGCAATAAAAAAGTGGAATGTTTCAGCAAAACTGTAGCAACCGGTGTAGATCTACTCGTTGATTTTTCAGCAGAGGTGAGTTCCATAATAAAAAACGGTGGAAAAATTGTCTCTGCAATCCCTGGCACAACAACAAATTCTAACAATGGATTGGTGTACGGAAAAGTCGCAATCCAAGCACTCCCAGACTGGTCAGAAGTATATGTCAGGTGCAATAGTAATTATTATTCCGGATTGGGCGGAACAACTACACTCAATCTACTGGTGATATATGTGTAATTACATTTTTGTCCAACTATGAGCCACGGATCCGTCTTTGTTATTTTTCATAATGTAGTGGTTCATGCTCATATCCCAAGCAACTTTAAGATAGCCGTTGACTTCTCCATTAATGAAGATTGGAGACGCCAGCATGATACCAGCCCAGTCAGACGGTGCACCATTGCCGTAGTAGCCACCGTACCGGTATAATCCTTGTGCCCAGCATCCGTAAGTGAGATTTTCGGTCGCATCAAATACCTTGAGTGCGCTGCCGTTTCCGTTTGTTTTGTCCAAGATATTTAATTTGCTATTTAACTAAGAATCACTCCTTCCTACTATTAATAAAGTTACATATATAAAAGCACATAACAAAAGCACCCGACCATTGCCGAGTGTGAAGTGAGTGTGAATTGTGGTAAAAAAGCTATGCGCTTAAATATTTCTTGTGGTGATATTTCACCGATTCCTGATCAACGTTGCAATACAACATTGTCGTCTCAGTTTTAGCGTGTCCTGCCATGATAGAAGCTTCCTGTAACGGCATGCCTCTGTTAATGGCATTAGTAATGCTCGTACCTCGAAATCTGTGTGGATGAGCCTTTTCGACTCTTGCACGTTCTCCGGTACGTCTTATCATATCTTCTATTCCAGCCTTCGATAGCCGATTGTGTGGACTCTTAAGTCCTACAAATAATGCCGGATTATTATCGGTTCTGCTCTGCAGGTATTCCTGCAGATACATGTTCGTGCGTTCATTTAGGTACACCGTCCTTTCTTTTCCACCTTTGCCGTATACAATTAAGTCCTTGGTACTCCACCGGACATCATCAATATTAAGACTGGCAAGCTCCGACACTCTGACCGCCGTGGAATATAAGAATTCCATCATAGCCTTGTCCCGGATAGTTGCACAGCTTCTAAGCAACTGCTCACGTTCCGTATCTGTGAACGGGCGCTTTACGCGTTTCGCCACTTTGATTGACTCCACCAGCATCATCGGATTCTTCCGGATTCTGTCACGATCACGCAACCACACGAAGAAGCTACTGTACACTGCACGCACTCCTTTGAGCGTGCTATTTTGCACCTCCCGTATGCTCTTATAGGCTCGCATATATCCGGATATATCTCCGTCTGTAATATCTGCTACTGGCTTATTGATGTAAGATAATAATCTGCTAAGCTCGTATCGATATCGCTTCACCGTATCCACACTCTTGCCCTCCAATGCCTTGGACATCAGATAATCTTCCATATCAATTCTCCAGGAATTATCCAGACATTGTATCTCTGCTTTCTGTGCGACGTCGCACCCGGCAAATACCATGTGCAGCACATTCTTAAGCTCCCGGAGCAATCCTTCCTCCAGAACCGGTTGCATCCGCCTTAGTACCTCCATAATCTTCTGCTCCATACAAATCTCCTTTTTGCTTTCATGGTAGCACGAAAAAGGAAAATACATTGCCACGATTCGTTGCTTAATTAAATAGCAATAAAAAAGTGGAATGTTTCAGCAAAACTGTAGCAACCGATGTAGATCTACTCGTTGATTTTTCAGCAGAGATGAAATCCATAATAAAAAACGGTGGAAAAATTGTCTCTGCAATCCCTGACACAACAACAAATTCTAACAATGGATTGGTGTACGGAAAAGTTGCTATCCAAGCATTGCCAGACTGGTCAGAAGTGTACGTTAGGTGCAATAGTAATTATTATTCTGGATTGGGTGGAACAACTACGCTCAATCTACTGGTGGTATATGTGTAATTACATTTTTGTCCACGCCTGAGATACGGAACCATCTTTGTTATTTTTCATGATGTACTGGGTCATGCTCATATCCCAAGCAACTTTAAGAAAGCCGTTGATTTCTCCATTTACAAAGATTGGAGACACCAGCATGATTCCAGCCCAGTCGGATGGTGCTCCATTTCCACTATAATAGCCAGGATATCGGTATAGACCATCGTCCCAGCACCCGTATACGAGATTTTCGGATGCATTAAATACTTTAAGTGCATGACCACTGTCTTTTTTAGAATTTAATATTTTTATATTGCTATTTAATTCAGTAAGGTTGGACACAACAGACACTAATTTCTTGACTTCTGTCACATTAATTCCATCGTAATGCACCTCGAATATCGGGCAGTCATCTACAAGATCACCATCCTGCAAGTTTCCGACTGTATACGCTGGCGCTACAGGATTTGATGCGGCAGGTGTTCCCATTATCACAACCCAGTCACAGCTTTCAACTTCTGTTTCTGCATTCTTGGTATACCTGCACACAACGAGATCTATTCTCTTCATTCCCTGACTGCCATTACTAAGGCCCACTTCATCATATGTTCCAATTTTTACGCTGGAAATATTCCCATGATGAGCTAACATTCCGCTGCGTATTTTCAAAGAATTATTAGATGCAAGTTCTGGTTCCAAATTTTCTCCGGATGTCAGAATGCAGCTTTCCTGTCCAACTGTCCCCTCTATGAGCTGTCGAAACTGTTGACTCGTCACATGAGGTTTCCCAGTTCTTCCGCTAACTATTTCCATTATCATTTTCTCCTTCCAATTCATATTCTTTTGATACAACTCCGGCCGTAATACTGCAAATAATATTTTCAACCGGCTTTGCTCCGTACATACCGGTCAGATAATCACGACCGCCTACTACATCTCCAATACGCACATCAATTCCAAGTTTCTCAACATCCATACCGAATGTCTTTTTGCTCATAACCTCCTGCAATTTCTTAACTGATTGCTCCTCCAGTTGATCTGTCTCAGTTGATGTATTTTCGTACACTTGAGATATCTCGTCCAGTCCTTTGTAATATTGCATTTTCTTGATAGTTCCATCTGGCCAGACATACAAGTGGAAGACATTTCTGTCTTGTAATTCTCCCTTGCCGGTTACGATCAAATGATTCACTCCGTCTCGGATATCTTCCATTGTGTAATTCAACCCACAATCCTTGGACAGTTCGATCTGATTAGAATAATCTTCGATTGGAACTGCTCTGATCAGCACATATCCCGGAACGCCTTGTTCTCTCCTGTGCTGGATATCAAGCCTGCAACCTTTACTTTTCAGCATCTTTGTGACGCCATCTAGCAGAGTACAATATCTGTCAAATTGATAATTATCGACCGATATTCCCGTATCCTCGCTTGACACAATAAAAAGTCCGTCATATTCCGGTTCAATAAGCAACTTAAGCACTGCATTTAATTCCCCAGACACAATCTTGTAATCACTGCCAGCCGGCGGAGATATGATCTTATGTTCCAATCTTCCCCGCCACGTATACCCTTTCAGTTCTACATAATCCAATGTCGTGCTGGTAAGAACCTTTCCAATAATTCCACCAAACTCTGTATTTGGAATATATACCATATTTCCGAATACCATTTCATCTGTCCAATAACACCTGGCAATCTTTACCGAAAATATCTTATTTCCATTCACATCAAAGGAACAATTTGCTTTTTTCAGCGGTGCTGTCCCGAGCTCCCGCTCTTTCGTTGCCAGAATTACCATGCTGCCTCCTTCCGCTTCAGAAAGATATATAGATCTATTCCAAAGTCTCCGCTCCAGTTCACATTTATAAGCCCCGGTGGAATCTTTTCAAAAACTGAATAATCATATCCTCTGACGTTGAACAGGTTATCTGTCGTGCTATTGGACAGATACTTTGTGATCGTCTGTTCTGCGGTATTAAGAATCAGATACTCATTACCTTCTAACGTGGTTAAAATTTCATACGGATATCCATTAATAAGCACCTTCGGATTGACGCATGGACCGTAAACAATCATTTCAAAATCTGACGGAATGATATGATCGATTTCAAATGAACTGGATCCGCGTTTCTCATTTGTAAAATCAAATGGAATGTCTGTTGAAAAATCCAACCCACTGTCTGGCGCTGGCTTAATCTGCGGATAAAATCTTTTTTCCAGGATTGTGATCCAGGACAATTCCGGAGCAAGGAAGGTAAGCTCTACTTCGGTATACACATACCCTTTCCATCCTGTTTTCTTGGTTGTATAAATCTGGCACGAAAGAAATGTATCATTGACATACAAACGTCCGTAATTGCCCGTTTCAGCATCAACAGAAATGATTTTATACAATGTTTCCATGTTCTGCGTGAACTCTTCTCTCTTTCCAAATACATCCAGTGTCACAGTTTTTTTATATCCGCTGTCGCTCTCTTCCCACGTACTGTCAAACCAGTCTGCATCGATTGTACGAAAAGGCGCCCTGGTCAGCCAAAGCACCTCTCCTTTACTATTTTTGTAATATGCTTTTATCATAATACTGGCACCGCTCCTTCCGGCAATGGCTCATCTATTCGCTTCGTTCCAAGGAAGATTGGACGTTTCGCCATCTTTTCTGCAGCTCTCATTTGTATCTTCTCCAGTCTATCATAATCAATATCCTTATCCCCGCCATCAAATCCAGGCGAGCTCTTAACTCCTCCGACCGTTCTGTCAGAGGTTCTTGCAGACAGTGCAATGTCTACGGATTTCTGTAATCCAGCTACAGCCCTCTGAACTCCGGTACTCATGGACTTGACTGGAATATTCCGCTCAAATCCGATTCCCATTCCAAGAGCCATCATCTTACCTACCTGATCACGGAATACCCTAGATGGGGAATGGATACCAAGGAAATTCTTGGCCGCATTCAGTGCGCTTTCCGCTGCACCTTTGGCAGCTTCTACAATTGCTCCTGCGGCACCCTTGAGGCCGTTCGCAATTCCTTTAATGATGTTCATTCCGACGCTGCCCCAATCAACACTTGTAAATGCATTCTTTACTTGGCTGATAATCGATGGAATCTTACTAATAAGCTGTGGCACTGCCTGGATAAGTCCGGTTCCCAGAATTGTTATGATCTTAATTCCGGCAAGCAAAATCTTCGGCAGATTGGAAATAATTGCTGTTGCTAACTGCCCGATAATCGTCGGTGCCTTATTGATTAACTGCGGAAGTGCATTCACAACTCCCTGAGCCAGTCCCACCAATAGGTTAATGCCTGCGTCTACTAATTGTCCAACGTTAGACAGTAATGAACTGACCAACGTCAAAATCATCATGAGCGCTGTTGGAATCAATGTAGGTAACTGCTGCGCAATGCCTGTAATGAGTGTTGACACGATCGCTATTCCGCCCTGAATAATTGCGGGCAAGTTTGCTGTAATCGCAAGCATGAGGTTATTCAGCATCGTAGCGCCTTGCGCAATCAAATTTGGCAACGCTGCTACAATTCCATTACAGAAATTGGTGATAACCTCCGGTCCCTTAGTCTGCATCATAAGCAGTATCTGGTCTATCTGTGTACCGAACTGGCTGTATAATAAGCCAAGCCCCACGGCTACAACTCCGAGTACAGCCCCAAATCCCATAAGATTTGCAAATGCGGGCATGAATCCGGCTACTTTTCCAAGGACTCCCTGGAATGCCGTTCCTATCTGTCCTCCCCAGGCTCCGATGTACCCACCAAAATCTTGAAATGCGGATGTAATTTTAGGAAATTTTCCGGCTACTGCAGGACCAATCTTCCCAACGTATCCGGAAATCTTAGTTGGCAAAAAGGTGAATGTCTTTCCGATAACACTGTTAAGCTTCGGCGTTAATACTTGAAATGGTCCAACAATTGAACTGCCTAAATTCTTTAGACTTCCACCAAATCCAGTAATTGCTCCCTTGGCATTTTTTAATCCGTCCGGAAACTTACCGATTGCAGTAATCGCTCCTCCTGTGACATCTCCAAGTCCACCAAGAATATCGGAAAATGTTCCGGCACTCTTGCCAATCAGTGAAAATGCTGGGACTGCACCGACTAATACCCCGGTCAATTTACCAAGATTCATTAGCTCATCTGTGGACATTCCTTTTGTTTTTTCGACAAAACCGGCAATTGCATCTGTAAAGCTTTTAAGCATCGGAACTTTATTTCCAATTTCATTGATGAATCCAACAAAGCCTCCTGATGCATATGCTTCATTTAAGTCAGATATAGCCTTAACGCCAACAGAAGCAAGATTTTTTAATGGGACCTCAACAGATTCATAGATTGAAATTCCGAGTCCTTCCAGCCCAGATTTTAAAATTGTAATCTGGCCAGCAAGGTTATCCTGCATTGTTGTAGCCATTTCAGCTGCAGCGCCATCTGCATTGTAGATGGAATCCTTTAACTTGTTGAAGTCTTCATCTGATGCATTGACAATAGCAAGGAGTCCAGACATTGCCTCCTGTCCCGCAAGAGACGTTGCTATCTGTGTCTGTTCTGCCTTTGACAGACCACTGAATCCACTACGAAGATCTGACATAACGGTATCCAGGGATTTCACATTTCCTACTGAATCCGTTAACGACAGGCCTAACGTATTCATTGCGGTCTGTACTTCTTTTGTAGGCTTCGTCAGTCTACTCAACATCTGTCTCAGAGAAGTACCTGCCTGTCCTGCCTTGATTCCGGAATTCGCCATCAATCCAATGGCCACGCCACAATCTTCAACACTGAATCCTAACGCTCCAGCCACAGGTGCAACATACTTGAATGTCTCTCCCATCATGGAAACATTCGTATTTGCATTAGATGATGCTGCCGCCAGAACATCGGCAAAATGCGTAGAATCCTGCGCCGACAATCCAAATGCCGTTAACGCATCAGTTACGATATCAGAAGTTGTCGCAAGATTCTCTCCGGAAGCAGCCGCCAAGTTCATGATACCCTCAATACCATTGAGCATGTCCGCGGTTTTCCAGCCTGCCATAGCCATGTATTCCATAGCCTGCGCTGATTCTGTGGCTGAGAACTTAGTCTTGGCTCCCATCTCTTTTGCCTTATCTGTCAGAGATGACAACTCATCACCCGTCGCTCCAGATATGGCAGACACTTTCGACATTTCTGCTTCAAATGTCATTCCGACTTTAATGGCCGCGGTACCAATCCCACCGACTTTTCCAGCTACCTTGGTCATCGCATTGCCAACCGCTACACCTAAACCTGTGGTGGCAATCTTGCTGATCTTACTAACGCCCTCATTAAAACCTTTTTCATTTATCTTGGTATCAAAATTCAAATATCCGTCTGCCATACTATCATCCTTTCTGATAGCACGGCTCAACGGCTCACATGTGCTTTTAAATCTTAATATTTATTTCTCTTTTACATTCCCGGCAATTCAGATACACTCCACTACATTTGGCTGTATCCTCGTAAATCAATAACTTCTTACCACAATAAGGACACCTGTACCATTTTCGTTCTGTCGGGATCTTAATCATATGTTTCATCACGCGAACATATCTCCAATCTCATAATCTGTCATTTTCCTGCGCTTCTTTTTCTTGAGAGCGACTGCCTCTTGAATCTTTTTCACTCTCTTGCGCTCGTCCTTATCTTTAATATCCCGGAGGTCTGTGTTCCGATACAAAATGCGCTGTTTGATTTCCGTATTGTCTGGGAGTCCGATGAACAGCGTTTGAAACTCCCACCAATGCATATACGGAACAGACTGCAGGTCGATTCCGTATGCTTCGCGGAATGCGCTGTAAATCCAAACCATATCCTCATCGAAAGAATACACTTGTTTTGGTGGAAGCATTGGCTCATCGGATTCTTCGCCATCCTGCCTCATTGTAAGAAAATCCCCTAGAGCCTCAATCGCCTCTTCCAAATCGTCCGGAATTCCATCTGTATACCACTGCAATAATAGCCGGCACTTAATTTGCCACGGAACGTCCTCGTCTTCCACCAACTTCGTGAATCGTATCCATTCCCGAAAATCTGTCTCGACCTCATAGTCTTTCCCGTTTACGCATACCGTATCGGGGAACTTATCAATCAGAATGTTCATAGCATGCTACCTATTACCATTAGGATAATAACTAACATTTCCTTTATTGTGCTTCTTTCCCTGTTGCTTATTATAATTGCGCTTTTGCTGTCTGTTTCCGTGCTGCTGAACAGTATACTTGTCATACTTTTTGTTCAACTTGTCAACCTCCTCTTCCTCGAACTTAGCAATCATATCTGATGCATCTATGCACATGTTGAGGCTGGTTCTACCATGAAACATCTCTTCGTGTGTTCCCTCTCCAAGAATATAGTCAAAAAAATTGAAGAAACACTGACACTGTGCGCGAACAATATCTGCTGCTTTTCCAGTCTTAGGTATTCCCTTCATGTCTTCTTCCAAATTCTGCTTCGCTTCATCAATGCGGTCCAGGAAATCCGCATCGGTAAAATCAATCTCTGCTTCGAGATTTCCGTATTTAAAAAGGCTCATCGGCTCACTCTCCTATCTTTTTATTAATCCGCTGCAAACGTACATGTCTGCCAGTTGTCTGTTGTTGTGGCGGTACCCTTGATTTTCTCACCATTGGCTTTCAGGCTACCTTTGTAGATCAATGCATCAGTTCCATCTCCTGAATTGTCTGGAACAACGCTCCAATCACGCTTTCTAGCAACACATGTATTCGGTGTATCTGCCTTAATATCAAAAAGATCTACCACAACGATGCTTACCTGTGCATCAGAGCCAAGTAATTCATCATCTGTGATTTCTGCGATTTTCTGCTGTACCGGATCATTGGTATAGCGGTCAAATTCATAATCGTTTGATGGGGCATATCCCACAACATCTGTTCTCTCACTTTCTTCGTCCACATAATGGCGGCTGTACTCGGAAGCGTTCTTGCTCTCAGACATGGACGTGAATCCTGTCATTCTGGTATATGTCTTTCCGTCACCGGCAACGTCCATAAATGCCACTCTTTTGTGCCTTCCGACTAATTTCTTTTTTGTATCTGCTTCTGACATTTTGTACCTCCTACTTATAAATCAATCTGCAAATCATCTGATACCGCCCCAGATCTTCCTCTGTGCTAAATAAATAGCCGGACTGCAACACGTCTACCCGTATAGCATCGTGCCCGTCCAGCTCCGGGAGGATATCGTCTAAATTGTTCTGTTCTGTCCATTCCGCAAAATCCTGATAAAAACCACTGTTGGCAATGCCTGTTCTGGCGTCGCCATCATAAGCTTCTTTCGAAGTGAATGCGAACTGGAATTGTTTCAGGCAGCTCCCATCTACATATCTTTTATAAATAGGATCTGCCCCAATCGGATCAATAGAATATTCCATTCCATTCCCCAGATAATCAATATTAATTCTCCGGTCATCGATATCCGGATATGTCATAACATAATCCCGGATACTCTGGATAATCGGCTTCTTACCGTCCTGCAATCTGCTCTGCTCCTTTCAAAATAGCCTCCTTGTTGCTTGCCTTCATCTTTTCGAACCATCTCGCTTTAGACTTATGCTCGTAATACTGCCGGCGGGCGTAAGGTGTCAGGTACTCAATGGATCCAGAACCTATCACAGTTCCAAGTGTTGCTGACTTAATCATCATACATGTTCTCCTTGGCGTGAGCGGATTCATATATCTCAGGCATTCGGAATCGACAAACTCTTGAGCTTTCGAAAAATTCTCTGCTTTTGTCCGGGCAAATGACGGATTCCATTCAAGCCTCGCTTGGACAGAACCGTTCGCCGTTATCTCTGTGAATACGCTTCCTCTTGGAGTCGTAATGCTGAAATTTTTCTTTGATGCCATCTTAAGCGCCTCCTATTCTCCAATGCGGGAGCCCTCCGAAGCGGTTGTCTGACCAGGACAACACTTTACAGTGTCTCAATCGTACATCGGTGAGATACCCACCACCCAGTCACGAGTTCTTTCTTCAACACTCTCGCCATTGAACGAAAGTCCAGCTTTCGAAAGTTTTACCGGGCAGATACTGCAAAGGATAAAATCATATACCTCATCTGATGCATCTTCCATCTCCACTCCGTCTGATGTCTTCCCTGGCACGTCATAAGCTGCATGAATAAGCACAATGTAATAATTTTCAGCACAATCATATGATTCAATGATTTTGTCATAAAATGCATCAAGCAAATTGCTATCGGTTAACTTGCTTTTCCGAAGATCCATTAACATCCAGTGTGCTTCTCCATCAGGATCTCCATTTCTTGCGGCATCTATTGCATATTCAAGATTCAAGAGATTCTTTCCGATGTTCCCTGATAATGTCTTCTTAAAAATGTCAAAATACTTAAAAGCCTGCTCTTCCGGGAGGGATAGAAAAGCCTCCGTTTTCTCTATCTTCTTTTCTTTATCATGATTAACATAGCAACCTGCAATTCTCGTAATCGCACAATTCTCCGGCGTGAACTGCTTACGAATTTCCAATACCTCTTTTTTGTTCATCTTCTACCTCCTCCTACTTTTCAACAAATCGTTTTTCTAGGTCATACATGTCATACCCACGCCCAGTAAAATTATTAAATTTTGTTCCTTGCGCGGGTTTCGCGGTCAATTCCAGCTGATTCCCTCTCGCCCAGTTTCTCACTGCGGCACGCCAGTCTTTCATTTTGTTTTTTCCGACCATCCAGTCCTTAGACCGATAAAAGTCAACAAATCGCTCACAATCAATGCGATATTCCTTTTCCCTGCAGTAATTTTCAACTTCTGTTACTGTGGGTGGTTTAAAGCGGGACGCTTTTTCTTTAGACACGTTAGTGTCTTTCTTTTTAATATCATTATCATTTACATTTACATATACATTAGGTTGTGGGTTGGTTACATCTTGGTTATTGCTTGGTTTTTTCTTGGTTACATCTTGGTTATTGCTTGGTTCCTGTTTGGTTATTGGTCTACCACCTTTTTTCCCGTTCTCGTAACGCTTATTATTTGCATCAATCTGAGGTTTCACCAGGCAAAATACTGTATACTCAATTCCTCCTGCAGTAGGTTCAGTACCGTCTAATGCGTAACCTATGATGGCTTGCATAACCTTCTTATACTCTTCGGGCGGAAGTCCTGCGATAGCATCTGCAAATGATCGGTAAAATACAAAGCTGTCTCTCATTACTTTTCACCTCTTCTAATTATCATGCAATGCCTTCCCATACATTTTCATCCAATCATCTAGCGGCATTGTAACAAGCCACTCTTTTCTATTTCTTCGATGCATAACAACTGGATTTTCGCCATCTCTAGCATCATTCTTCGATTGCTCGATAGCATCATAGATATTAAGCCTTTCCACCCTCTTACATTCGATGTGGACTCCTGGAATGCCTACTACATCAGCATCTCCGTTTGATCCACAATATTGTTGCCCCCTCCGGCTGTCATACCCATATTCTCTTAATATTGTGGCAAGCTCGCGCTCACCATTCTTTCCCTTATTGTTAGAATTCATTTTGATACCTCTGAGCATCTGCTCCAACTATCGTAAGTCTGCTTCATGCATAATCGTTTAAGCTGTATCGCTCTCGCCCTATGTAAGTCTTTGGCTATATATTCGTGAAACGCTGCTTCATCTACCGGATCACTCGGTATCGGTCGAAATACACCTTTCCCGACATTGATAATGCAATCACCGTTACAATTCGCTTTTTCTACCATATTACGAAATATTCTATCTACACTCGGATCCGCTGGGCGCTGTATTGCATTTCTGTGTCCATCGCATATCCGATGAAAATAATCTTCTGCTTTTTCTCTCGATGTCATATTTTCTCCTTTCTGCCGGAGTGCGGCATCTCCGGCATCGTGACACAATATTTGCAAAACCGAACATTTTACCTTCAGTTACATTTGCCGCATGAAACTATGTGAATGAGTTACAATCTGTTCTTTCCAAAAATCCGAATGAACTCATCTCTGGTCCCGTAATGCTCCTCGAAATATTGCTGAGCCATCTGCTTAAGCTTAAGATCCAACCCTTGATTGGGATTCCCGTGAACACTGTCTGCTTCGTTCTCGTGCAAATAGCATGCTATGGGAATTACGAAACCATATTCTTCGGATTTCGATCTGTATGGTCCATAGAAAATGTGGTGTCTATGGCAATATGGCGTTCCGGTAAAGTAACAATGCTCCATGTCATTTGTGAACACACTCCACAGTTTCTTTTTCAACTTTCACACCCCACCTTTCTTTCATCTCTCTGATTTGGTTCGGTGTTAATGTCTCAATGCCAAGGTCTTTTGCTTCGGATACTGTACCGTCTATCAGTTTGGACATTTCATCAGTGTCATAGGTATTGGACCCACGCATCACCAAATTGACACGAAATACTTTCCCTTTGGAATTGGTGGTTGTCCTAGATGTCGGCTGCAAGTGGACAAATTCCACATTGTATGCATCTATATCATCGTCTAGCGGAAGTGGTACTAATGCGCCATTAATAGTCTCATATTGACCATATTCTGCTATTAATTTGTTTTTGATGTATACTTTACTGTTGCCTGTCACATCTGCAATCTTTCCAACAAGTACATGAAAATAGGCATTGGCATCAAGACTTCTCTTTTTCCGATATGCTTTGATTGTTATCACAACTTTCTTGTCATGAAGATTCTCAAATGTCTGTTTAGCATCTTCATTCAGCGTCAGAGTTGCTTTCTGCTTGCCAGTGGTAAAATCCATGCCCAAACCATCAAAAGTACCAGTAAAGTCCATTTATACCCCGTACCTTTCTTTCATTTCTTTCTGGTTGTTAAAGATTCCTTTGTACTGAGATATTGTCAAGTCCTCTATTTTTTCAATTTTATAGGCAATCAGAACCTTGCTCTCATCAATACCCTTGTTTTGAAACATGCTCCGTAAAGAATTGATATGACTTTGATTAATCTTTGTATTTCCAGATGTATTTTTCTGCCCATCTCCATTTTTTCTTCCTTGCTGATCAGCGAATTCATTTGTATCCGGGTCTTTTACATCATCAAGGAGGAACATTCCATTCAATGCATATTTCCTTGCATAAGAAGATGCTGCTCCTGTGATCTGGGCTTCATCCATTCCTTTTTGTTTCTCGGCTTCTCTGGCATAACCAGATATACTAATGCTTTCCGCTCCACTCTTCAAGGTAGCCGTAGCACGCACATATATACGTCCGCCGATTTCAAGGACTTCGTCATTGATAGTTAAACACAAGCCATATTCAGAGGAATATTTCTTAAATTCCGACAGAATATCCTCGGCATTTCTGTAATTATAGTTTCCAAATTTGTTATACTGGGATTTTGGAACATTCATCTTTCGCTGAATATCTGCCAGCTTGTCTTGAATGTGAACGTTTTCGCTCATTACACATCTTTCCTTTCAAAGTAGACCCCAAGGGAAGTTAATGCCATTTCAATCTCTTCCAGTTCTTCATCAGTTGCCTTAACCGTGAATACTACAGTCTTAGAATCTTCCGTGGCAAGTTCCGCAGCCTTTTCTTCATCAACCGTTTTCACCTGACTGATAGCTTTTCTTGCTGCCTCTGCTTTAATTTCTTCCTCTTCCTGGATGCGTCTTCTTTCCTCTTCTCTTACGCGCTCTCGCTCTTTCTCAAGTTCCTTTTCGCGTCTCTCCTTCTCTTCCTGTTCTTTTTTCTTTAAGATGTTCGCCTTTTCCTGCTCATAGCGAGTAATCATTTGTATAGAAGATGCAAGGTCATTCGTCTCCATATAGTAGTTCAATGCCTGTTCCGTCTTGTCTGACTGCATAGCCTTGATAGTTGCAATGTCCGTTCTAACCTTTGTAGCATATCCGGTAATGTCTTCCCTGATTGATTTCATAGTCGTAGATGCATTAGTCCATTTGTTATTCCAGATTCGCTCCATTGGCATGTAATCCAAAAGTTCCTCTTCTACAAGTTCATCATAAACTTTTGTAATTTCTGCCTTTCTCTCAAGCACACGCTGTTCTTCCAGCTCCGCAACTTGTCCATCCAAAAAGTTAATTGCTCCATCAATGATACTGATAAGTTGCTTTACGCCATCCTCCATCTCAAGATATGGTTTCATATACTCTTCTTTAACTTCCTTCTTGCGATTATTGAGTTTTTTCTTGAGCTTACGAAGATCTGCCATATCTTCTTTTGCTTCTTTTTTATTGTCTACAGTTACTCTCATCGTCTTATATGTAGACATTTCTGTCTCAAGTTTTTCCTTGATTTCTTCAAAATTTGTAGAAATGACTCCGCTCTTAGGAATCATGCTTAACTCTAAATTCATACCGTCCTCCTATAACGCTTTCACAAATGTCTTGCATTTTCTTTCTTCGCCAATCTTCATGGCAAGTTCATTTACCCAGTTTCTTTCCTCTGTTGTATTAAACGGATACTCGCCATAACGATATTCCTGATCCGGTGGAAATACCATCCATATCTCAGCTCTCTTATTCATATCGTCCTCCTGTATTCTTCGTTTACGCAATCTTCACACAAGCTTTCGCCATCTATTGTGTAAAGATAATCTCCTTCATATAGTTCGCAGCCACAACAATCACAATATGTTGCCGGTTCCTGTTCTGGAGGTGTTGTTTTCCATTCATCATATCTCGGAATACTTTTCATTTACATCTTCCTCTGTATCTGCTATAATGAAACAAATGTTATTGTCTGAGTGCCTTGAGATTGCCGTCTCATATAAGGCGCTCATTTTTATTTTGCCAGTTCGAACAACTGCTTGATCTGCCCGACTGTCAGTACGGTATCCGATTGCAGTCCGCACAGAGTATCAACAACCTGGCATCTTCTGGAAATCAAGCTCAGACTTTTCAAGTCAGCTTTCTTCTCAAAGCTCTTAAGAAAATATCCAAACTCTTCCTCGTTCATCACTGTCGCGATCTCGTTCATATCCTCACCACCTTCCTATACATATCCGTAAGCCCGTCTCCATTCCTGGTACTCGTCCTCCAGGTCAGCTTCCTCAATAACCTCATGGAGCATCTTGAACTTTTCATACTCGATTTGATGTCCAATCTGGTCAAATGGAATGGCTTCACACACCTTGCACTGCTCCGCACTATGCCGGAATAAGATTTCTTTTAAGCCTGCTGAATCAGCCATGTGATCACCTCCTGCATTTTCAGAATCTTGATGGAGATCATCACGAACATCATCATTGTCGCGATGTCTCCCAGAATTACCAACACGAATAACGTGTCCACAATCCTCTTCATTGTCCACTTCCTTTTCTTCATGTCTAATACCCCACGACCAGCCAATGAAGAAACATAGCCATCGGCAGTCCGTTCATCAACAGTCCTACCACTATCCAATCTCTAACTCTCATGGGCTTGTCCTCCTTTCTACCGCCTAAGCGGTTTTCTCCTTTAAGTCCTTTAATCTCCCAACAATGAAATCCGAGAAGTTCCGGACAATCCGGTTTACCTCTTCCGGTGTTTTATCCCGATACGCATCGTCTGAGATATGGCAGGTACAGCCATTGTTGGTTATTGTCTCTACAATCATCTTCCTGCCCTCCTGTGTTTCTTATTTCATGTTATGTGGTACGGTTTGTACTTGTTGCATCTAATTCCTTAAAACCTTCTTCCGCATTCTCAATACTTTGTTAATTGAATCAAAGAATGTCATTCCCATGCTTCTTGGCATTGGTAAGAATTCCTTTTTCTGTAAGTCATTAAATTGCAGATATATAAGAAGCAGATCCTTGTAGTGTTCGTAGTTCTTATGCTTTTTGCTCAGAACTATCGCATCTTGTTCCGGTATGTAAGAAAACAGAAATTTCTTTAATTCTGTAATCCCCTCACAGGCATATACCGATGGCGCCCCTCGTTTAATAAGTTGAAGCTTTAAATCTTTCATATCAATCTGTACCTCCCAAAAATTTATTGATGAAATACTGTTGACCTTTACCAGTTACTTTGGTTGTCTTATTGATTCTGACTGAACCATCTGGATTATTCACAGTGCTTTCCTTAACTTCAAACAATCCAAGCTCCATTGCTTTCTGAGTTGGCATATTCCAATCAGCACCTTTTCTTTTGATTAAGTAACTGTTCTCTCTAAGCCACTCAAAAAGCCTCTTCTGACCAGTCTCGACACCGTTCTGCTTCAGGAGCTTCGCAAGATCTCCAATCAGAATAGATGTATGGCTTGTGGATACCGCATCAGCAAAAATTTCTTTAGGCTTCATACGCTGATTATCTTCTAATAAGATTGCATTGCTCTGCTTCAATGATTCGATTGACTGATTTGCCATTTTCAAGGCTCTTGCCATAATCTGTTCCGGAGTATTCCATGCTTTCTCGAGATCTATGAAATACTGACGGATCTGTTTTCCTTCCGGCGATCTCTGGATCATACAGATTTGTTTTGCCATATCTATGGAAATGTCATACTCTGTTGAAGGTCTACCGCCTGTACTTTCAGACATTTTTGTCCAAAAGTCCTTTCCAACTTCAAAACCGTAATCACACATTCTGTCTATCCACTTCTTAAATGGTGTTTCAATGCGAAGCTGATCATGTAAATCTCTTGCCGATACAGTCGGCTGTTCTGTTTCGTAATTAATTTTTAATACTTCGTTCATGTATCCTCCTTATGGTATCTTTTTAAGTTACTTATGTGCAAAAAAAATAGGCATTGGATTATCTATATGTAACTCATCAATCATAATTTGAATTTCATCACTTCCAAATACACCGTTTTTCATTTTTTCATAAAATGTTTTCGGCGTAACTCCTATCATTTTAGCAACATCTGTTTGAGATAATCCATTTTTAGCAATTATCCCACGCAGTTCATCTGTTTTTATCACATTTTCACCTCCGTAACTTTTTAAGTTACCTTTAGTATATCACCTTTTCGTAACTTGTCAAGATATTTTTTATTGCATTTATAACATTTTTGTGCTATTATAAAGTTACTTCATAAAGGAGGATATAAAGTATGACTGTTGGTGAACGTATAAAAAAGGTTCGGAACAAACTCGGAATGAGCCAAGTTGATTTTGCTGATAAAATTAATGTATCCAAACAAACATTATATAAATATGAGAACAATATTATTACCAATATTCCTTCTGATAAAATAGAAGCCGCTGCACGACTCGGTAATGTTTCGCCGGCTTATCTGATGGGTTGGACAATCAGCGATGAGGATATTGCAAATGTCTTTGTTCTCCATGATTTGGAAGATATAATTGATAATATAAGAGAGTTTTCTCCTCCTGAAAAAGCTCACTTTAAGAATTATCTACGGCTACATGAAATAGGTCGAAGAGATGTTGATAAATATACAAATCAGTTATTATCACTTCAACAAATGGAGACTGATGTTCAACTGAACGCAGCTCAAGCACGTACAGATATAGATGTTCCTGAAGGAACTGATACATCAGACGATGATATTATGAATGACAAAGATTTCTAAGTCCTTTTTATCGGACAGGTGTTTTGCTACATTTATCATGGAGGTGTTTACGATGAATGCTTATGAAGCACTTTTAGATGAAGCCTGCGATATCGGACTTATAGTAAAGGAAAAACCATTACAATATAACAATGGACGTATCAAAGGCAACCGGATAGCAATCCGGCAGGATATTAATACTACAACAGAAAAAGCCTGTGTTCTGGCAGAAGAACTTGGACACCATCACACATCAGTCGGAAATATTCTTGATATGGATATTTCTGCGAACCGCAAACAGGAACGCCAGGCACGCTTACACGGATACAATCACTTGATTGGTCTTACTGGTCTGATCAATGCCTATGAGCATGGCTGCACGAACAGATATGAGACTGCCGAATATCTGGAAGTAACTGAGGAATTCTTAGAAGAATGTATCTCATGTTATCGTGAGAAGTATGGAGTATACAAGATTGTAGATAATTATATTATCTATTTCATTCCGAACTTGGCAGTGTTTAAACGGATATAATTGTACAATATTTGAGGAAATTATATGACATCATATATATTAAACAAATATAAAAAGACTATTTATTGCACCAACTGTGGGCATAAAATCGATACTACCTATACCTTTTGCAACAAATGTGGACACATAGTATCTGAAACACCGCTTAAGAAAGATGTATTGAATCAGTTCATGATTGAATGTAATGCTCAATTGGCTCATGATGAAGAAATGAGTCAGTATGAAGAGCATAATAAGGATTGATATAACCGCTTCGGCGTTTATATAAAAGTTTATTTAAACTTACTTATTTTCTTATTCTTAAATTACAAATGAAGAGGGGGAACTCTATGGAATTTATTGTGTTGATAATAATTTTAGCTATTATCTTCTATTTACTAAGTGTGGCTTGGCCATTTCTTTTACTTCTTGTTGCTATTTGGATTTTATGGAAAGTATATGAACTATATTATTATAAAAGTTCATCATTTGCAGAAATAAAGCAAAGAGTAACTACTTATATTAACGACTGTAATGAACTGAATCAGCATATTGAAAGCTTAAAAGATACAACTTTGATTTCTAACAAAACTGATTACGGAGAAGCTTCTTATCAAGACGCCAGTAGTTGGAACTATAAGAGAAAACATTTAAAAGAGGAAAAATATGCTCCAAATGTACATCAATGTTCTCGTACTGTTTGCAGTAATGCTCAGAAGAAACCATTTGAATATATCTGCAAATATTTCGGCATAAAAGCCACTGAAGAAACACTTTCAAAATTTGAAGCAATCTTAAACAATTTTGAAGCTGCTGAAGAAGGTAAGCAACACCTGCAAGCAGAAAAAGAAAAAATAATTAAAAGCATTGAAACGGACATTCCAGTTCTGATTAGGAAGCTTAGTAAGAAAAAACTGGAACAAAATCTTGGATTTGAAGAAATGGATATGAGTACAGCATATTTTCCAAAATATGTTTTCCAGTATGTTAGCTCCGGTGGAAATGCATCGACACATTGCGATGTTACTATGGATATCGATAATTTAAACAGATTTATCTTATTCTTATCCGAGAAAATCAAATTTAATAAAAGTGCCGCTGGGCAACGTGCTCTTATGACAAGCAAGCTTCGCCAGCATATTAAAGAGCGCGATGGATTCACTTGTCAGCTATGTGGCGCTTCTGTTGAACAGGAACCTCATTTACTACTTGAAATCGACCACATAAAACCGATTTCCAAAGGCGGTATGACCGTTGAAGATAATTTACAAACTCTTTGTTGGCGCTGTAACCGCAGTAAAGGCTCTAAATTTTAA